CGGGGCAGCTCGCATCACTCGACGCTGAGAAAACAAGACTCGCGGCGGCGCAGGCGGATAAGCATGAGCTTGAAAACGCGGTTAGACGTGGCGAACTTCTTAGCATTGACGCAACATCTAAGGCATGGAGCTACGTCATCACTTCGGTGCGTGCGAAGCTGCTCTCACTTCCAACGAAGTGCGCGCCCGAATTGGCGATGATGAATGATCCCGGAAGCATCAGAGACCGCCTCACTACCGAGCTCTACGCTGCCCTATCAGAGGCAGCCGAGTATCGACCCGATCACGGAATCAGCAACGATCGGCAGACTGATAGCTCAGACGCTCGTGATACTGACACCGCCCCCGAGGTGGACGGTGAGCGAGTGGGCGGACGAACGGAGATACCTATCTAGCGAGTCAAGCGCGGAGCCTGGGAGATACAGGACAGATCGTGCCCCATACCTACGCGGCATCATGGATGCCGTTTCCGATCCGAGCATCTTAGAAATATGGGTGATGAAGTCGGCGCAGGTCGGGTACACGGAGGCGCTGAATAACGTGGTCGGGTTTCACATCGATCAGGACCCGGCGCCGATATTGATGGTTCAGCCCACAGTGGATATTGCGGAGGCGTGGTCGAAGGATCGATTGGCGCCGATGCTACGTGATAGCCCCTCGCTGCGCGGGCGGGTCAGGGATGTGAGATCGAGGGACAGCGGAAATACTCTGCTGCACAAGCAATTTCCAGGCGGTCACATTACGGTGGCCGGCGCCAATGCTCCCTCGGGTCTGGCATCACGCCCGATTCGCATTACGCTATTCGATGAGGTGGACCGATTCCCAGTGAGTGCAGGCACTGAGGGCGACCCAATTTCGTTGGGCAAAAAACGTAGTACAACATTCTGGAATAAGAAGTTTCTAGCTGGATCTACCCCTACGATCAAAGGCGCGAGTCGTATCGAGGCAGGATTCGAGGGCAGTAATATGCAGTTTTATCAGGTGCCCTGCCCCAGGTGCAGAACGCTTCAACGTTTGGTGTGGGCTCAGGTGAGATGGCCCGAGGGCAATCCGTCGGCGGCGGTCTACGTTTGCAAGCACTGTACTTATGAAATGCGAGACACCGATAAGCCCGCGATGATCAAAGCCGGCCAGTGGGTGGCGAGCAAGCCGTTCAATGGGATCGCTGGGTTTCATATCAGCGAGCTCTATTCGCCCTGGGTGACCTGGGGTGAGATGGCGACCGCATTCTTGATTGCGAAGCGGCTGCCGTCGACGTTTCAGACTTGGATCAATACGGCACTGGGTGAGACATGGGAAGAGAAAGGCGAGGCGGTCGACGGGTCATCCATAAAAGAACGAAAAGAGCCCTACGGACCGGACAGTCTGCCGATCGGTATTGTACAGCTCACCGTCGGAGTGGACGTTCAGGATAACCGCCTTGAGTGGCAGCTGCTTGGGTGGGGTGCGCGCGATCATTGCTGGGTGATCGAGCAAGTGGTCACCCGAGGCGATCCGGGCGCTAAGGAGGTGTGGGATAAGCTGACGGAGTACCGAAAGCGCCTATTCATTACCGAGAACGGCCGAACAATGAATATCGATGCCGTTTGCATCGATACCGGCGGCCACTTCACACAGCAGGCGTACAAGTACTGCTATAAGCACAGATTCGAACGAGTGTATGCGATCAAGGGCGCCGCCGGCCTGGGGCGTCTGGTGTGGCCGAAGGCTCCAGGCAAGGCGAAAGGATCGCGGTGTGATCTGTATCTGTTGGGTGTGGACACGGCAAAGGACCTGCTCTATCAACGCTTGTCGAAGGTGCTATCGCCTGCGTCAGACGGGTACGTTCACTTCCCTGCCAGTGTGGACGATTCTTGGTTTGATCAGCTCACGAGCGAGCAGAAGTTTTATAAAGAGGTGCAGGGGCGCCGGGTGGGGTTCTTTCGCCCCAAAAAGGCAAGCGCACCCCAGGAAGCGCTAGACTGTTGGATCTATGGGTATGCGGCGATGCTGTCGCGGTCGTTAAAACTAGATGACATTACCAGGGCAGTAGAAGCAAAATACGGCGGGGCGAAAGTCGAAACGCCCGTCGACGATCCGAGCGAGGAAAGCGAGCAGCCCGAGGAACCATCCAAGGAACCGCCCGAGCCACCACCCGAGCCACCACCACCGCCGCCACCGCCGCCACCGCCGAAGCCCGCTGCACGCGGGCGCTGGGTGACGGCAACCAAGCAGGGATCATGGTTTAACCGATATGGCCACCGATAATATCGAGCAATTGAGGATACAGCTTGCAGCGCTAGAGGCTGCCCAGCTCAGCAGTGTCCTGTCGGTCCGGTTCGAGGATCAGCAGGTGACGTACCGGACCGCCGACGACATGATCAAAGTGATCGAGTATCTGCGCCGCCGGATCTATCAATTAGAGAACCCGCACGCGGCCCGCACTCGCTACTCGGTAGCCCGGTTCACCTGCCGATGAACATTATTCGCGCGGGAATCGAGAACGCCATCGCGATGATTTCGCCGGCCTGGGCATTCGCTCGCGCCCGAAGCCGCGTTGCATGGGAAGCTACCCAGCGAATCAGGGCGCGTGATGGCGAGGATAACCGCCTGCAGCGCGTCAAGCGCTCTGGCTTGAGCCAGAACCAACGCAATGCGCGGTCTGCGCAGAAGTTGAGAGAAGAGGCGCGTTGGCTCGAAGAAACGTATGACGTTGCTTCGGGTGCGCTCGATGTGCTGGTCGCGAATATCGTTGGGCAGGGCATTCAGCCCGAGCCCCAGGTGAAAGCGAAAGACAAAAAGCTGGTAACCGGAATAAATCAGGATCTGCTCGCGCTGTGGGATGACTGGATACATACGCCGGAAGTCACGCACGAGCATGACTATTACACGATGCAAGGGCTGGTAGCCCGCACCTGGGTACGTGATGGCGAAAACTTCGGCCAACATCTGCTAGGTGATATCGCATCGCTCGATCATGGGACGATTGTTCCGTACAGCCTGGAGATGTTGGAACCCGATTTCGTACCGATAGATTTGAATGATCAAAATCGGGGTATTACTCAAGGCGTCGAGCTCAATGCCTGGGGGCGCCCTCGGGCTTATCACGTATTCAAGGAACATCCAGGCGACCGGGGCAGGATCAGTGCAGAGACCAAACGGGTGCCGGCTGAGCGCGTAATGCACCTGAAACGTACCAAACGACTGCAGTCCGTTCGAGGTCTGACCGATTTCGCGACTGTGATAGCGCGAGCGGGTGACATTCAGGAGATCGACGAGTCCGAACGCATTGCCGCGCGAGTCGCGGCAGCGATGGCCGGGTACATTAAGAAGGGATCGCCCGAGCACTACAGCGGCGGAGAAGATAGCAGCAGTGGAGAGAAGCAGGCGCTGCGCATGATGGAATTCGCGCCCGGCATGATTTTCGATGATCTGTTGCCCGGCGAAGAGATTGGCACGATTGCGAACAATCGCCCGAATAATGCGCTCATCGCATTCCGCGATGCTCAGCTGAGGTCAATGGCCAGCGGCATCGGCGCCGGATTCTCGTCGATCGCCAAGAGCTACACGGGCACGTACAGCGCGCAGCGGCAGGAACTGATCGAGCAGTACGTTCTATATCGCCGGCTGACCGGTACGTTCATATTCCGATTCTGCCAGCCCATCTGGGACAACTTCGTCAAGGCCGCGATTGCTGCTCGACTGATCAAGGTAACTCGCGATGTCGACATGAGCACGCTATACGATGTCACTCATACGCCACCGCCGATGCCATGGATTGATCCGCTAAAGGAAGCGATGGCAAACGACTTGCTAGAAAAGCGCAAGTTCAAGAGCCGTCCGCGTATCATCCGCGAGCGCGGAGAGAATCCCGATCAAGTCAATTTGGAGATTCAGCGCGACGCCGAAGAGTGTCAGCGCATGGGCATCGTGCAAGAGTCAGACAACGGCCAGCCGTCTGGCGTGAACGCGCCGAAGCCTGCGGCACCCGTGGATCCTGGCGATGATGGGGAAGGCGATAGTGGTGATGGTGCGCCAGCCAAGCAGGCGCTGCGGTCTGTTAGCTAAGCACTGAGGAAACTAGGAGCCAATCATGATTCAGGTCTTCGCCCGGAAGAACAAACCGAAGGCTGCCGAGATTCGCATTTACGATTACATCGGTGAAGACTGGTATGGGAACGGCTGCAGCGCTAAGAAAGTAGCGGACGATCTCAAGGCTATCGGCGAGGTCGACGATATCCTCGTGCGCATCAATTCCCCGGGCGGCAGTGTATTCGATGGCATTGCCATCTATAACCAGCTCAAAACGCACGGCGCGAAAGTCACTGTGGTGGTCGAGGGTATCGCTGCCTCTGCTGCCTCGATCATCGCGATGGCCGGTGATGTCGTGCAGATGGGTACGGCGACCAAGATCATGATTCATAACCCATGGACGATCGCGTATGGAGAGGCGAAGGATTTTCGCAAGACCGCCGATACGCTCGATGAGATCCGCAGCGGCATGCTCGAAGCGTATGCCGAGCGAACCGGATTGGATCGAAAAGAGCTCGCACAAATGTGCGACGATGAGACATGGATGGGTCCCGACGCCGCGATCGAGAAGGGCTTCGCAGATGAGAAGCTGACGCGCCAATCTGACGACGAGGAAGAGACAGAGGAAGATCCGACGGAAAAGGCGCTCGCTCTCTTGAGAAGCTTCAAGAATCGACCGGACGCACCGATCATGACGATGATTAAACGGCGGTTCGTCGCCACTCCGAAACCTGCGGCAGCCGCCGCTCAACCCGAGGTAATTGACATGACCCCTGAAGAGATCAAGGCGGCGAAAGAGGCCGCAGCGAAGGAAGCTCGCGAGCAGCTTCTGGCCGGAAACAAGCTTCGGCAGGAAGCGATCCGCGCATTGTTCGCGCCTTTCGTTCTCTCGCACAGCGCCCTGATGAACGCCTGCCTGAGCGATATGGAATGCTCGGAAGAGGTCGCGAGCGCGAAGCTGCTCAAGGCCCTGGGCGAGAGCGCTGCCCCGCTGCGACCGGCGGGCGGTGAAGGCGGCGGCGCGATCGTGCCGGGTGCGACCGACCGTGAGAAGTTCCTGGCCGGTGCAGAAAGCGCGCTGATGGCTCGCATGGGCGGCAAGCGCGAAGAGGGCAATGAGTTCAACGGCGCGTCGCTGCACGAGCTCGCTGCCCATGCGCTGCGCCGCGCGGGCGTGAGCTGCCGTGGCATGACGAAGGATCAGATTGCCCGCAAGGTGCTGGCATCTCACACCACAAGCGATTTTCCGATTCTGCTGTCTAATGTGGCCCGCAAGCGCTTGCGCGATGCGTACCTGACAGTGCCCCGTGTGTGGGACAAGCTTGCGGCAATCGGCAGCGTGCCCGACTTCAAGGAAAACAGCCGGATCACTCTGGGCTCTTTCTCTTCGCTCGTGCTCAAGCCCGAGCGTGGCGAATACAAGCAGGGCACGCTCGGCGAGGAAGATGTCAGCATCAAGATTGCGACGAAAGGTCGTTACATCTCGCTGTCTCGCGAGATGATCGTTAACGACGATCTGAACGGGTTTGCGAACATGGCCCGCAAGATGGGGCAGGCCGCCGGCCGTACGGTCGAAATCGATTTCTTCGCACTGCTGTATTTGAACTCTGGCACCGGTCCGACGATGGACGATACCGGCGCGCTGTACAACGCCACCGCAGTGACCACCGCCGGCGGTCACGCCAACTACGTGAGCTCTGGCACGGTGATTTCGGTCACCAGCCTGGGCGCCGCAGCGGCGATGATGAAGCGGCAGCGCGACCTGTCGTTGCTGGAATACGTGGGCATCGAGCCGAAGATTCTGTTGGTTGCTCCCGAGTACGAGCCGCTCGCCTGGACGATCATCAATTCCACGGCCGACCCGGGGCAGGCCAACCCGGCACGCGGCAACTACGCGCGCACGCTGAATCTGACCGTGATTTCATCCCCCTATGTGCAGGGTACGGATTGGTTCCTCTTTGCCGATCCGAACGTTACCGAGGCGATCGAGGTGGCATTCTTGGACGGCGAGCGAGAGCCGTTCATCGATGAAGAAATCGAGTTCATGACGGACGCCATGAACATGAAAGTCCGTCTCGATTACGGTCTCGCGGCGATCGATTTCCGCCCGACGTTCAAGAACGAAGGCGCGGCGAGCTAATCCAACCACCATCACAGCAGGGCGAGGGGGCGGCCATAACGCCCCCGAGCTTCGAGGGTTTAGAAACATTTTCGGAGGGTCTTTGTTATGTCCAAGAATCAGGTTCAGCGCGATGGCAAGGTGATGGATTACGTGGCGGGTGGCACGATCACATCCGGTGCCGTCGTCGATATGCAGCACTGCATCGGCGTCGCTCTCGCGAGCGGGGTGTCTGGCGACACTATTCCCGTGGCGATCGAGGGCGTGTTCGAACTGCCCAAGGTCTCAGCGGCGGTATTCGTTCAGGGCGAAAAGCTCATTTGGGACGACTCCGCCGGTGCGTTCGATGACAGTTTGGCAACGCCTGCCACGGGCGATATCACCGGTGCCGTGATCGCCATGCGGGCGGGTGCGAATACCGAAACCACCTGCATCGTCAAGCTCACGCCCGGCAACGCCACCCGAACGTAATAGCTCGGATGGACTTCAGGCACCTAAAAGGCGTGGCGGTGGAGACCATCGCCACGCATCTAGGCGAGTCCGTGTCGCTCGACGGCACTTGTATTCGCGGCATTCCTCGCATAGGCACCGCGATCAGTAGCGCGCTCGCTGGCGCGCAAGTCAGATCGACG